AGTAAATGCATTACTTTGTATGAGGACACGAGCTTTACCGAGCAGTACATTCCTAATGTCCCTGCTATTACTAATGCTGCTGCTATTGCTGTGGTTGCCGCTAGCACTCCGATTCTTATTAATATTGTGAAACCACTAGTAAAACAAATAATAAATAAATTTACAAAGAAAAAAAATAAGTTAAAATAAACTAAGTAGACAAGTATAAGGCCCGTTGCTTGTCTATTTCTTTATTAAATGTTTGTGTGGTAATACCTGATTTGGGGGAGTTGTAATAACAATATCTTGGCAAGTAATTGCACTTGGACTACCAGCAACAAAACTTACACCAAGTTTTGCTTGCTTTGCACATTGCTCCAACCTAAATAAACTGATTTCATATTGGGTTTTCTTTATAAGAAGTTTTTGTGCCTCTATATTTACTTTTGCTGCTTCTTTGCACAATTGACCACCATTACCAAGTGGAATATTAAACTGCATACTTATTCCGTAATTAAGATTATAATTATCTTTTTCAAACCGTGGTGTTTCCTGATAATATTTTATTTCACCAGTATCTTCATCATAAATAGCTTGTCTGGTTACAGTTTCTATTGGTCTGTTAAAAGACCAAGCATCAGTTAAATATGGAGTAATTGTCAAACTAGGAGAAGTACAAACAATTCCTTGTGAATATCTGTTTTGTGGCAAACTTGATGGGGTTATCATTGTGGCGTTATTATTGACTACGCCAGTAGACTGACTTTGTGGACTGCTTACAGTTGTATTAGCAAATGTTTTAACAGGCAATAATAATAAAATTATTGCCCAAATGTACTTGTAGTTTCTGAAGTTGTAGAAGTAGTTATAGTTCTTGTGATGTTTGTAACTGTGTCCAATCCGGGAGTTATTAGGGTTTCTTGAATTGAAAAAGCTGCTCCGTCTGTTGCTATCTGCCAACGAGGTATTGATTCTAGGTTTGGACTTGTCCAATTAAAAGTTACACCTCCAACAGTCTGTGTTGTTGATTGTGTTGGAGTTGGATTAATGCTATCTGTTGCTGATTCGATATTGTGTCCAGAAGCTGCATAACTATAGCCAGTTCTGTATTGATAACTTGTAATAGTTTCGTTAATAACACTTTGGCTAGTTGAGGAAGTTGTCTGACTACCAGACCGAAACTGTGGTACTACAGGTGTAGCCAACATTTTAGTAGGTAATACAATTATAATTAGTAACCAAAGTCTAGTCAATTGTAATAGTAACTTTTGTAGAACCGATACAACTTGTACCCGAACCACCAGCAGTAC